TGGCACACCCCCCGCCGGGTGATCTGCCGGCCGGCGAAGATGGCGGCATGGCCGAACGCCGCTCGATCACCGTGTGGATCTCCGATCAGCGGTGGCGTGTTCGCCGCTGCCGGGTGCCGTCCGACCGGCACGGGGACTGTGATTACGACAAGCGGCTGATCCGCGTCTCCGAGAGCCTTCGCGGGGACGATCTGCTTGAAGTCCTCGTCCACGAGCTGATCCACGCCCGGTGGCCGGACCTGTCAGAAGAGGCGGTCGAGGAGTTCGGCCAGGAGATCGCGGCGGTGGTGACGGCGTTCGGGTTCGTCCGAGAGGAGGATGCCGATGGCTGACGACCGTATCACCGATATCGTGCGAGACTTGATCCGCAAGCACCCGCACGCCCCGGCCCGCACGCTCGCCCGCCGGCTCGTCGAGGAGGTGAATGGGGCGTTGACGCTCGAGCAGGCTCGGAGCCGCATCCGCAGCATCCTCGGGCTGAACGGCGAACCACGGCGGAAGCAGTCGCACGACAAGCCGTTACACCGGCCGCCACGCAAGGCCGGCGAGCGGCTCGCCATGCCGCCCTCGCAGGCCGAGCCGTGGCTGCCGTTCGATCTCGGCATCACCGGCAAGGTCGGCATCCTCTCCGACATCCACGTCCCGTACCACGACGAGACGGCATTGCGAGCGGCGGTCGATCACCTCCAGGCGGAGAGGGTCGAGTGCCTGCTGCTGAATGGCGATTGGGCCGACTTCTACTCGATCTCGCGCCACGAGAAGAATCCGAAGCACCGCAATTTCAAGAACGAGCTGCACGCCGGGCGTGAGCTGCTCAAGTGGCTGCGGCAGGAGTTTCCCGTCGCTCGCATCGTGGCGAAGCTCGGGAACCACGAGGAGCGGTGGGAGAAGTGGTTGTGGGAACACGCACCCGAGATCAGCGACGATCCCATCATGGGCATCGACAACTGGTACGGCTTTCACAACCTCGGCATCGATCTCGTGGCCGACAAGCGGATCGTCCTCGCCGGCGCTCTGCCGATCCTGCACGGCCACGAGAAGGGCAACGGCATCAGCTCGCCGGTGAATCAAGCCCGCGGGGCGTTCATGCGTTTGCATCACACGGTGCTTGAGGGCCACGGGCACCGAACATCGACACACTCCGAGCCCGATATGATGGGCCGCGAAACGGTGTGTTTCAGCACCGGGTGCCTGTGTGACATGCGGCCCGCCTACGCTCGCCTGAACAAGTGGAACCACGGGGCGGCGGTGGTACACGTTCACGCCGACCGCACGTTCGACGTGGAAAACTTCCGGATTCAGGCGGGCAAGGTGCGGCAGTCATGACCGGCGACGAACTGCGAGACATCGACCAACGCATTCAGCGGGCCGGGGCGGCCAATTGTTGGACGGGGACTCTCGGCAGCCTCGCCGGCGACGCTCGGAGATTGGTGCGGCACATTCAGGAGACGCGACGCATGTCCTGCGAATACCCGGTCGATCACATCCTGCGAGGCGAGCGGGAGCTGCGGCACTACACCGGGGACGAGATGGCACCATCGGACGCCATGATCCTGACCGAAGACGACGCCGCCGACGTTGCCGAAGAGACGGCCAGGGCGGCGCAGATCGGAGATGGGCGGGTGTTTCCGGAGCCGGAGACGGCCGGCCCGCCGGTGGCGGTGCGGCTGCTCGAGCAGGCGACCGCGGCCGTGCGTGATCGGCACGCCGTCTACGGGCCGCCGACGGCACATTTCGCACGCACGGTCGGCATGGTCAACAGCCTGTTCGCCGACGTGCTCCGCCGGCCGCTCACCACGGCCGATTGGGCACGCATCATGATCCTCGACAAGTTGGCCCGCGATCTCGGGCCGCGGCCGCACGCCGACAACGCCGTCGACCTGGCGGGCTACGCCGCCTGTCTTGCGGAGTGCCAGGCGTCCGCACCCCCTCCGCCCGTCACCGGTCACCGGTGACGATTGACGGTGTGGAGTGACACGTGATCGCACGACCGACGCACTGGCGGGCCGTCAGCACGGGCCGCGAGTCCGTCGCGGCACCGGGCGATCACGTTTCACTGGCACACCTCGCCGGCAACGGCGCGAAGATCGGCAAGATCACCTCACGACCGGCCTACACGGACCGGGAGCTTGAGCTGATCGCATACCGGCTCGGCGTGACGGTGGTGGCGGTGAAACAGGCGATCGCCCTCGGCATGTTGGAGAGACTCGATGGCTGACTCCCTCGATGGCATCGTCTCGACCACGACGAGCCTCACGCAGACGCAGACGGACACCGTCGGCAGCTCGGCGCGGGCCGTCTCCGTGGGCAAGTCGTACCCGCTCAACAGTGCGTCCGGGCCGATCTCAACGCAGCTTTGGGTGAGCAACCGCTCGCTCGCCGTCGGTTCGACCGAGACGCTCGACCTCCTCGCCCTCGCCGACACGATCCAAGGGGCGACCGGCGTGCAGACGATGCGTCAGGTGCGGCTCGTGCGTGTCGTCAACAACGAGACGATCACCGGCCCGCGGATCGTCGTCGGGCCGAGCGGCACGAATGGCTGGGGCCGCGTCGCCGGCGAAGTTGGCCCCGGCGGCGAGCTGCTCGCCGTGCAGCAGACGCACGCATGGGGCGTGACCACGACCGAGCGTGGCGTGACGATCCGCGCCACCGGGCCGACGGGCTCCGTCTCCTACTCGATCGTGATCGCCGGAACCGCCACCACTGGCCCAGCGGGGTACTGACATGACTCCAGACGCTCTTACCGCCGCCGTGACCGGATTCCTCGCCGGTGCCCGCGACAAGGCCCGCGGCGGGCTCACCGTGGCTGAATTCGGCAGCCTGACCGTCGAGTTGATCCGCCTGGCGGTGACCGGGCTCGACACGATCTCTGGCATGGATGGGCCGACGAAGAAGGCGTGGGCCATGTCGTGCGTCGGCTCGCTCTTCGACAGCGTCGCCGACTCGTGCGTCCCGCTCGTGGCCAGGCCGGCGTGGTGGATCGTCCGGCCGGCGGTTCGCTCGCTTGTCATGGCGGCTGCCGGTGGGGCGTTGGAGCAGATCCTTGCCCTCACGAGGGCCGCGAACCCGGAGCCTGCCGCATGACGACCGCCATCCTCCTCGCCGGTCTCGCGGTGGCATGGCTTCTGTGGTCACGCCCGACCGCGCCGGCGGGGCTGCCGCCGCTGTCGCCCATCCCGTCGCTCCCGGCAGGCCCGGCGATGTCGTCCGGCCCGCACCCGCTCACGCTCCTGGCGATCCTCGCCGCCGGTGCGATGGTGGCGTTCTCGATTCGGGAAAGTGGAAAGCCCGCCCCCGTTCCCGGCCCCGCCCCGGTGGTCGGGCTCGATCTGCGGGGCCGGTTCGTCGGCCCCGACGCCGCGACCGACGCCGCTCTGACGGCGGCGCTGCTCGAGGAGTTGGCGTCACAGATCGAGTGGGACGGGCAGCAGGCCGAGCCTCGGCTGAAGACCGGGGCGGCGTTCGACGACTTGCGGCGGGCCGCCCGCGAGCTGCGGTGCCGCGGCGTTTCGCTCGGGGCTCGGCAGCCGGCCGTCCGTGACGAGATCAAGCGGTTTCTCGACGCCGAAGCCGGGACCGAGGGCGGGCCGGTCGATGCCGCTGCGAGGGCGAAGTGGGTGCGGGCGTACAGGGCCGTGTCGGCCGCAGCGGCGGAGGCGACACGATGACGCAACGCCAACAGACGTGGACGCTGTCTGCTGTGGCGTTCGTGGTGTTCGCCGCGATGCTGGGGGCGCTCGTCGAGCGTGCCACGCACCGGATCGCCGCCGGCGTCGAGAGCCGGTTCGGCTACACGCCGGACCCGGAGGGGCTCCGTCAGGTGATGGCGGAGTTCGGCCCGCAGGGGCGATTCTCGGCCGCCGGTGCCGACGCGATCGAGAAGGCCGAGAAGAGAGACACGTTCCTCTACCGCTCCGCGAACAAGGCTCACATGGCCGTCTACGGGCAGCCGTGGGTGGTCGGCCGGCAGGGTATCGGCGACTGCGTGTCGTGGGGCTGGGCTCACGCCGTGTGGATCGCGCTCTGCTGCGATTGGGAGACCGGCCGACTCGCCAACCCGCCGCCAATGGTTTGCACCGAGAGCATCTACGGCGGATCTCGCGTGGAAGCTCGAGGGCGGCCCG